GGTAGTAGAGTTAACACCACTAAAAGCAAAGTAACGTGGTTGTTCGCCACTCTTAATTTTTACGTCAGACATTTCATACTCCCATTTTGCTGATGTCTAGCACAATGAAGAATGATCCTGTACCTTTGAATACCATATCAATCTCGTGACCAATAAGCCCACCTACCCAACCTAAATCAATCTTGCTACGACCTTCTAAGGGAAGAACGTAAGGTTGATTACGATAGGAGAGCATAACCTTCAATCCAGACTCAACCATAAATACAGTTGAGTCCAGACGAATGTTAGATGGGTTACCAGATAACCGACTGATGTCTATAGCATCAAATACAGAATCATCCTCATGCTCAATAGTACCTGTTACTAGTAACACAATGTTCTTACCACCATCGGCAGCAATAGACACCGTGATAGTGTCACCAGTTTCTTTATGTACTATTTGTTTGTGCATCGTTGTTTACTTTTGATTAACGCAGAACTTCTTGGCAAGCCAACACAAAGTCAGTAGTCAAAGTGTCAGTAGCTGTAGGAGTAATTTGGAACACTGGAGCAATCAAAGCATTGGTCAAAGTAGTACCAGAAGAACCAATAGTAGGTGCAGAGATACGAGCAACAGGACCAGTGCCAGAAGTAGTGTTACCAGAGAACACAATCATGTCAGTGCCATCGTAGTAGAAAGCAACTTCAAAAAAAGTATTAGCAGCAGCAGTAGCAACACCAGTTACCAAAGTAGTGGCAGTACCGTTAACAGTAGACACCAAATTGATGGAAGTAGAAGAAGCAGATTTAGCAAACCACAATCCATCGTTAGTAGATGAACCAGCTTGCAAACCAACGTAGAAAGACACGCTACCAGCAACAGCAGAAGCTTTAATGCGAGTAGTAAACCAAGAACGATTACCAGCGGTGAACTGGAAGAATTGACCGTTCTTGTAAGCAGAGCTAGCAGTAGTAGTACCACCAGGAGTCAAGACAGCCAAGCCACCAACACCAGCAGTCAAAGCAAAAGTAGAGCTAGTACCAGTGACAGTGTAGTCAGTACCAATCAAGGTATTAAAGTCATTGGTGTAGGTAGAGCTACCCAAAGCTTGAGTGCTACCAGTGTGAAAAGGATCGGGGAAGGGGAATGAGTACAGAGGCTCGTTAACGTATGCAGTAGAAAGACCTGCATAGAGGCGGGTAGGATTAGACATGATAAGTTCCTTTGACGTTGTATAAAACAACGCCCAATTAAGGGCGTCATTGGAAGACTAGATTCTACTTACATTTTCTTTTTAGTCATAGTCTTTTTTGCAGTCATCTTTTTGGCTGCAGTCATCTTTTTCTTTTGTTCACCTTCAGCTTTAACTTTAGGTTCAGGCTTTTGGCCCATTTCTTTGCGCTTTTCGTAACCCATGATAAATCTCCAATTAGATAAAAGAAACCCCCCAATTAAGGGGGGTAGTTGTTACTAGTAACAATTAGGGACCGTTAGAACCCCACACAGCACGTGGATCAGACCAGCCAAAGCTGTAACGTTCGTAACCCTTAGCTTTAACGTTCAGGGTGTCGAAGTCATTGTCTTGATCAAACATGATGGCGTGACGTTCGTAGTACTTCATACCAGTGCCACCAGGGATGGTGTTACGGATAAACCAAGCGTGAGGCGAGGTGAAGTAGTGGTTCACTTTAAAGCCACCTGGGAGGTAGTTGCCAGACTTAATGACGTTGATGTCATTGTTGGCATTACCAGTTTGGTAGCTAGAGTGCAGAATGCGTTGAGCATTGAACACTTCTTGACGAGCGATGTGCAAGTCTTTAGGTTGAATAGCAACCAACAGACCACGGTCGTTTTGCAGACCCATGATAGCGATCACTGCATCTTCCAAAGCTGCTTCAGACAAGTCAACGTCAACGGTAGGCTTGTTAGCAAAAGTACCGCCAGTGGTATTGGGGTGAGCAGTGGAGCACAAAGCAACACCGTCGCCACCAGTATAAGTACCATTGAAAGCACGGTTGTAAACGTTAGCAGCAACGTTTTCTTTCGTTTGACGGAAAGACATAGCCAAAGCTGCAGCACGTTTCTTGGACACTTGTTCGTACAAGTTGTCGTCCATTTCTTCCTTGGTCACGATATAGCCCATTGCGTAAGCAACGTGTGTATAACGGGTAATGAAGCCTTGGATTTCGGAATCGTACTGAACGCCAGCGCCTTGTTCCTTAACGGGAACCAGACCAAAGCCAGTCAGTTGAACGTCTTCTTCGTAGTTTTGAGTAGAAGTGTCTTTGTCAAACAAGTTGACATACTCTTCAGGATGCTCATTATAGGTTTGACCCCACCAAGCTTTGACACCAGGCCAAAGAGCTTTTGGGTGCGAACCCGTAGTAATTACACCAGCCATGTTATTTCTCCTTAGTTAATTAGATTAGGCAGTACCTTGGGCTTGCTTGAAGAACGACTTGTTCAAAACAACGTTCACCTTAGCATAAGCACCAGCAGCATTGTCTTGGCGTTGAGCCAAACCAATAACTGTGAAAGGCAGACCCAAAGAACCACTGGAACCCAAAGCGGTAACAGTAGAAGCTTTGATGGTCAAGCTAGATTGGGGTGACGATTGAGACAAGCTGTCAGCAGCAGTCCAGTTACCACCAACGTTCTTGAACACGTCAGCCAATGCGTATGTATCAGCCTGAGCTTCAAACACAACATGGGGATCAGTAACAACGTAGATGTAACGCAGACCAGCCGATTGTGGCAAATAGATTTTGCCAAGGTCAATATCCAAACCTTGCAAGCTAACACCAGGGTCAGCAGGACGGATACCAACAATAACACCCAGAGGCAAAGAGGTGTCAGCGGTCATTTTAGTGACGTAAGCAATACCATTTGAATCTGAACCACCAGCGTACGTAACCACATCGCCAATGGCGTAGGTGTTAGTAGCGTCGTTAGCCACAGCAAACAATTGGCCTTGCTCGTTAAAGGCTGCGCCGGTAATAGTACCTACTGGCGACAGACCACGAGGGCGAGAAACGTTAGCCATTTAAGACTCCTTTAAAAATTAAGAAACTTTAATACCACCTTGGGGTACATAGAAACCTTCAGTGTTTCCAGTAATCTTCCCAGAACGAATACTAGCGTCAATCATATTATTCTTAGCTTGAAGTTCGGCTTGATCTTCCTCATACCATTCTTGCCGGATCTTCATAAGATAACCGTATTGCTCAGAACCCTCTGCACGAGGATTTACCAAGTATCGAATCCTATCTCCGAGGTCGCCGTTACGACTAACCACATTCTCACTTACACCACCTACTTCAGTTGGGGTAACAAACTCATAGCCACTTTCCATAGCCTCATGAATACGACCACCAGTATCAGTAAAGATGTGGAGGTGGTATCCAGGGATATGTTCTCTAACACTTAATTTAACTTCAGTTCCGTTAAATACGTTACGGCGTTTACGAGTCGCACCATCACTAGCGGGAGTGGGTTTAGCTGAACTATCTTGTTGTTGGCTCAAACGGGCATTTTGCCGTTCAACTTTTTCTTCATAAGTCAAAGCACGGGGCATCATATTCTCCTTTAAATATAAAATCAATTCCAGTCGTAATCAGCGAGGTACTGTTCACGGGTCATAAGCTTTTGTTTTACGAACCGATCACATGCAGCCTTAGCTTCAGCAGGTAGATTGTCATAGCTTTGGGCACTACCTGCAGCACCCCGAGTCTGACGACCTGAACCTGATTCGACCCGACTAGCTGGAGTTTGTTTCTTACCAAATCGTTGGGGAAACTCTTCTGCCAATGCTTCGTCTAACTTTTCAAGAAAAGGCTCTCCCTTAAGGTTAGGGAACTCTAGTCTTAAGCTTTCTCCAATGCCATTAGCAATGCTGGTCATACGGCGATCCTGACCAAACCAAGTGTTCTTATCTAACCAATTTTGCAGACCTGGGTCTGTAACTTGGGTAGAAGTCTCTGGCGTAGTAGGTGCTTTCTCAGCATCTTTAGCGGCTTGCTTTGCTTCTTTAAACTCTTCTTTGGCAGCATCCAAAGCATCATCTAAAGCATTTACTTTCTGTCCGTCACCATCGCTAATAGCTTGGGCACGGGATTCTTTTATCTCTTTAATACGATTCTCGTATTCCTGGGCCTTACGTTCATAAGCATCACGTTGGAACTTTTTAAATTCCTCAGCAGCTTCTTTGAACTCCCGTAATTGTTCTTTGGTGGCGTTCAGGTCTTTAATAAGGTTCTCGTTATTCTTACGCAGAATAGGGAGGATCTCACGACCACGCTTTACAAAGACATCTGCATCTACCCAATCAGCTTCATTACCACGGAAGCGTTCTTTAGGAACCCAACCTTGTGATTCAGCTTCTTGGCGAATCTCAGGTGCTACTTCGTTACTAGTAACATTTGCTTCATCACTCATATCTTACTCCTGTGTTTATTTATTCGTCAACGATTATGCTTTAGCCAAATACGGATCAACCAAATCAACGTCAGAATCCAAAGTTCCTGTAACGTCTTTATCGTTGATCATTCGATACTGTTTGCCATCTTTACCAAGGTAAAGCAAACCAGCATACTTAGCAAAAATAATCTTATCTCCAACCTTGCACCAAGGTGTAGGTTCATCTGAATAGCATTGATCACCAATGGCTACAACGATGCCTGTAGTGTTACCCATTTGTTCTCGGGCTTCAGTTGTCTCTGTAGTTAGGATAATCCCACCAGCAGAAACCTTTTTGACTTCTTGTGGTTTAACAAGAACTCGCCACCCAACAGGGTTAATTCCAGACTCATTGCTCATTTGTGGCTACCTTTGCTTCAAACAGATCTTCATACTCTAGGTTAAGGATAATGGCAATTGCTCGACACCGACCTTTAACTTCTGCCTCATCTTCGTAAGAGTGGTTAACTAAACCCTCTTTCATTGCTTCTCTATCTTCGCTTAGTAATCTCATTAACCTAGAAGTGACTGGATGGAATTTCCATTCTTCAAAGTTTTCTTTAGTTACAACTTCCAATTTTTACTCCTTACTTACATTGGTTGTGCCATCTGAGGCATTGGCGATTGTGCCATATCCTCAGCTCCTCCCTGACCTGCATCAGCAGCCATACGAGCATAAACATCGTTCATAGTCTTAATAGCTCCTAACACACCCTCTCTACGCTCACGCTGCAAAGCGATCTGCATATTGATCTCTTGAATACGCATCTTCTCACCTTCAGTAGCAATACCAATTTTGATTGCTTCTGCTTCGGCTTGTAGCTTCTGAATCTGGGCTTGATTAAGTTCAGCCTCAGACATAAGCTTGAGAAGGGCCATTTTCATATCTAACTGGTCAGAAGCTTGCTTGGCTTGCAACTTCATTTGCTCAATCTGTACCTTCGGATTAACTGGTGGAGGTACAGCGTTAGGTCCTTTAGGATCTGGAAGAATCTTGTCAATGTTAGGAACCTTCAAAGCCTTCAAGTAAGTAACTTCAGCTTCGTAACGGTTATACAAACCAGGGGTATTACCCACACGCATAGCAATAGCGTTGGCTTGGGCTAGACGTTGAGCATCGGAAGTGATGCTTGGATCAGCAGAAGGCATAACGTCAGTTACTGGGCCTTCATAGTCGCTAGCCAAAATAATACCGTTGCTCTTAGCGTCAGACACGTAAGGAGTATTCTCGTTAATAAAGATTTGGTTTAAACGATACAGCTTACGGAACTCTTGTTTTAAAGAACGGTGAGTACGTTTAAAGATACCGTTAAAGATCTTCATACCTTGTTCTGCCATAGTACGGGTAGTCTCAGCAGGAGTATTCTGACCAGGGTTTTGACCTTGAAGAATATCTACAGCACCGCTAATTCGTTCGCCATAGTTAATTAACAAGCTTAACAGGGTAAACAAAACTTGAGAAGGTTCACGTACGGGAAGAGGTACGATACCTTTACGCAAGTCATCTCCAGTGGTATCAACGTGTTTCCACTCAAGAGGATTAAAGTTGTAGTTACCACCACGCAGCTTAATACCACGGCTAAGGAAACCACCAGCAGTGTTTTGCATAGTACCAGTATCAATTAACTGGTTGATCAAGGTATTGATAGACTCATTCAATGGGCCTAACAACACACCAAAGCCTAGATCATAGAAACCACCATCGGGAGATGGAATGAAAGGATACTTAGTAAAGTACTGCTCTGCTTTGATACTAAGAATAGTTCCTTGTTTATTGCGTTCAACATCTTTCTCAGTGTATCGAGCAACAATACGAGCAACTTTTTTATTGTCTCTACGGACATAAACGATATAGGGTTCGGCATATCCGTCATCATCTAAGTCAATGTGGCAATGTTGTTCTAAGATCTCAACAGGAGTGCTTGAGTCATTAGACTGAGGAGGCATCA